CAATTTAAGCGTAGGCTCTGTAAATTTTAGCGTTGACGGCACAAATGTAGCCGGCTCATTTACCGCTGGCACCAGGTCTTTCACGGCTGAAATCGACGTATCGTTTATCGACAACTCCGGAAGCCCGCTTTTGATAACAAATCAATTCGCGCAGGAAATTATTTTTTACTCTTCCGACCAGTCTAGCAACCGCACCGGCATCGAAGACAACATCAACGACTTCTACTCTATCTACTAATGAGTCAGTATATCATCGTTCTCCCCGAAGGTTTCCTGACAAGTGAAGTCAGAGCCAAGAGCATCACCCGAGAGCTGTACAACATCACCGTGCCTGTAGCTATCCAAGAGGACTACCAAAAGGACGCCACGGTCTTCGGTGTCATCGTACACCCCGACGGCATCCAGCACGCCCTACAAGTAGACACGAACTACACCATCCCGGTAAGCCCACAGGCGACCATTGAGAAGCTCGTCTCTCTCTTCCCTGAACTCAACGAGCAGGAGCGTTTCAACCTCTCCTCCTACGTGCTCAATAACCAAGAGTTCCCGTTCGGAAATATCGTGCCCTCAACCACCACCATCAGAGACTACGACTATATGGTCGAGAATGGATGGTTCCCAGAAGAGCCCGTATGAGATACCTCCTCATCCTTCCTCTCGTAGCTGCGGGCCTGTGCCTCTTTGTTGTCGGGCCTGTCTTCGGTATCCTCTACCGCTTTGGCACGGGTGACGCTCGCCCGTGGCCGTGGGTCTACGACATCTTCCGCGACCTCTCCTTCATGGCTTCTATCATGGCCGCCTCGTTACTCGACAACACGCTGACCAAGCCGGGAGGATACCCGTTCGGCAGTCAGACTATCTCGGCCGTCCTGGGAGTCAACATGGTAGGTGGCACCCTCTCGCCTTTGGGTAAGAAGCTGCAAGAGCTCCTCGACTACATCGACCCCGACCACTGTCTCAAAGCATACAACAACATCCAAACCCCATAACTCATGGAATTCTTTACAACGCACTGGGCAGAAATCGCCCTCGCTGTCATCACCGCCACAGGCACGATCACGGCACTGACCGAAACCGAGAAAGACGACAACATCGTCGACCTGCTCAAGCGCATCATCAACGCCGTAGTCCTAGGACGTAGCAAGAAATGAACCTCGCAGACTTCGAGAAGGTACTGGGGCGGTTTGCGGAAGACGTAAACAACGCCGCCAAGCGTGAGCTCGGCTCCCGTAGGATAGGCAAAAACCGCTCCTATGGCGTAGCCTCGCGCTCCCTTCAGAAGTCTTTGACGTATCAGATTAAGGGGGGGAGGGTCTCTTTCGGCTCTCCCCTGCCTTATGCCGCCTTCCTCCATTGGGGCGTCAACGGCACACGCAAGAACCAGAACGCGCCCTACTCCTTCCGCTCCAAGCAGCCACCCTCCGGGCCTATCATCGAATGGATGCGGGCCAAGCCTGTACGCCTACGCGACAAGGACGGCAAGTTCATCAAGCAGACCGAAAGCAGGCTCAAGAGTGCCGCCTTCCTCATCGCCCGATCTATCAAGCGCAAGGGTATAGTAGGGCTGCGCTACTACTCGGTGGCCCTCGAAAGCATCGTTCCCCAATACCGCGACGAGCTCGGCGAAGCCCTCGCCCAAGACCTGCTCAAGTCCTTGTCCTTCACCTCTGGCAACATCACTATCAAACCCAAGTAATGGCCTCCACCATCGACTCCGCTCCCGACCTCCTGCGTCCCGCTGGGCAGCCCCTTATCTTCAAGTTCAGCACCACGGCCACGGTGACCGCTGGCTTTCGTTTTGCGGTGCGTGTATACGAAAGCAACGACGCCACAGCAGGGTCAGTCATTGGGACGTTCTACATTACAGCCAACGCTGACGACGAGGGATACTTCGACCTTTCTGATATTGCCGAGGGCCGCGTCGCAGCTGCCAACACATCGACCACCATCGGCACGGAGGAGGTGGTGCATACCAAAACGCAGTCCCTAAACTACCCCAACCAAAAGGCCCTGCGCAAGTACACCGTCGGAGTGCAGGACTACACGGGGAGCGCCTTGGGAACCGACGACGACACCGCCGCAGTATATCTCCTTGGAGGGGCACAACAAATCTCTGAGGGACTACACCCGAGCTTTGCGGCATACTACCCCACCAGCGGCAACTCCAAGTCGTGGCTTACGGACAGAAACCTATCTGGGAAGAACATCACTATGACGATGGCCGACGAGGACGAGGGTGTCGGTGTCATCTGCCACACCACCAACTTGGGCACGGCGAGCACTTGGGCAGGTATTGAGTTCAACCTATACAAGGACGGAAGCATCGTACAACAAAGGATGTTTGCGGTGACAGCCAAAGCCGACCTCGACGAGAACTACTACATTTTCCCCATCGGCCCGGCCAACTTGCAGCCTGTCATCTTCGCAAGTGCATGGGACGACGACTGGGACGAGCTGCGTATCTACGCCACCAACAGCGGTGCGGCGGGGGGCGCGAAGCGTTCGGGGACTCTTGTCATCAACCGCGACTGCCGACCTATCAAGCACGATCCCGTACAGCTCGCATGGGCCAACACCGTGGGCGCCTACGACTACCTCCGCTTCGATGGCCGCAACCTCAAGACGCTAGCCACCGAAAGCAAGGACTACCGCAAGAGCGTGAGTTTCGACTTCAACGCGTGGGACCGTCAAGCCACACCCTACCACAAGACGGGCAAGGAGTCGTACCAGCTACGCAACCAGCTCTTCACGGCTGAGGAGCGCGACCTCTTGCAGTACGCCTTCCGTTCTAAGAATGTCATGTTTAGGGTGGGGTCGGGCGACTGGCTTCCTTGCAACATCGTCACCAACACATACCAGGTTATCCCTGCGACGAGCAAGACGTTCGACGTATCGTTCCAAATTGAACTCGCACAAGACATCCGATGCTAAGGGTTTACCTCAACGGGTCGCTCGTCGACCTCTACCAAGACGAGAGCGTGAACCTTACGCTCCAGTTCACCGACATCCAAAATATCAACGCGACGGCGGGGAGCTTCTCGCAGACGTTCCGTATCCCTGCGACGCAGAACAACCTCGATATCTTGGGGCAGGTACCCTCTACTACGGCGGTAGGTATCAACCTCAAGACGCGTATCCCTGCCGAGCTCGTAGACAACACCATCCCCATCGTTCGGGGGTTCTGTCAGGTCAAGCAGGTATACCTCCAAAAGGAGAAGTACGCCGACATCGAACTCGTGTTTTTTGGTGGTGCCGTAGATCTGAAATCGGCTATCGGAGACGGGATGCTTTCAGACCTCGACCTCTCAGCTGCCGACCATGAGCTCAACTTGGGGAACATTCAGGACTCGTGGGGTAGCGTCAGCCCGTACCCCTTCGATGGCACTATCCGATACGGCCTACTCGACAAGGGCTTCAACTGGAGCTTCCCCGACAACCCGCCTTGGACGGCACAGGACGGGATATATCAAGGCGAATTAACGCCATATATGCAAGTCAAAGGGTTGTTGGACACCATCATGGACGAGGCGGGGTTCACCTACGAAAGCACCTTTCTGAATACTACGGGTGGGGGCAACTTCTCCGCCATGTACCTGCCCGCCTACAACGGCAACAAGACCTTGAGCAGTGTCGACTTCTTGGACAACACGATGGCAGCGGGTATCACCGCCGACATCAGTGGAGCGCAGACGCTCCGCAAGATGCTCATCTATGATACTATCGCAGGAGGCAAAGACCCCGAAGACAACTGGGTCAACGCCGCAGGTGGAGGTGTAGGCCACCGCTATACGGCACCCTATACGGGATATTACAGCGTAAAGGTGCGCACCGTCTACGCTCGGCAGGGCTCGGGTAATACGCACATCAAAATCTACCTATACAAAAACGGCTCTCTCCTAGAGACCTTGGTCGACGACCAGCTCTTCTATAACCAAGAGAAATTCCTCGATCACGTCTTTGACGGGTCAGGTATCGGTACGGGATTGAGCGGCCCCGCCATCCTTCTGGAAAGCGGCGACTACCTCGAAGTGTGGTACGAGACCTCGGGCTCGGCATCACGCATCTATGCGCTCAGTCCTGCGACGAGCACGGGGGGTATTGGCAACGTGTGGACCACCTCCTTCGAGGTCTTTGATACGAGCCAAGCCCTGAGCGGCATGGACGTAGACATGGCTCTCAATATGCCCAAGATGAAACAAATCGATTTTGTCCTCGGCTTGCAGCGTATGTTCAACCTCGTCTTCGTCCCCGACAAGAACAAGCCCAACCACCTGCTCATCGAGCCCTTCACCGACTACACCTCGACAGGTACAGCGAAGGACTGGAGCTACAAGGTGGACTACTCTAAGGATGTGACCATCCAGCCTACCACCGACCTCCAGAAGAAGGA